TAGCGGATGGCAACGGCCGAATCAAGTGAAGCAGTTGCGGTTCGCGCCAGTCTGATCGCTGCCGCCAGTGAGGCGGTTGCCGTGCGCGATGTCTGAATAGCCGAATTGACAGAGGCGGTCGCGAGAACTGGACCAAGTGGAGCAACAATCCCTGATATTGCTACGGAAAGCGGTACGGCGTTTTCAACTACAGCGATAGGGTCTAGATACCCATCGACCGCAAATACCACAGAGACTTCTGTAGATATGCCCCCATACGGCGGAGCGAGTCCGTAGACCTCAACGGAAAACGGCACGCCGACACCAACAAGGGGCCCGACAACTCCGTGAGTTCCGACAATGGTTACGCCGAAAGCCACTTCGGCGTAGACATTCCCTCCAGCCTCTTCAACCCCAAATTTAAGCTTCAGGGTGGCTGGCTGCAACGAACCGAAAGGTAGTTTTACAGACACCTTGGGCTACCTCCCGTACAAACTGGTGGCAGTCTGGTTGTCTGCAATAGCGGCGTTGTACGTCCCTGTGTGGTCATAGGCCACAAGTGTCCACGGTCCTTCGTCTATACCCTCGAAGGCATACGCCCCGTCTGCTGCCGCGCTCCACATTTCAAACGCGCAATAACTCCCCGAGCGAACGTTGTAGAGTCTGACTTTACGGCAAACGGGAGTTTCTGGCGGGCCGACCTCTACCGTCGTACCAGAAAGTCCGTAAAGCCCACCGTTACGCGTATTTGCCCTGTGGTCATCAGGCGGCAAAACGACCACCTGCTTTTTCAAGGTACCTGCCAGAAGCGATCTCCCTGGAGCGTACGCCGCTATGGAAAATAGAACGGCGTCTGCCATTTCCTAGCTCCAATCCCCAAGAGAAATAGCAATGTGTGTTTCCGCATATAGGCGCTGTCCTGCTGTGTATCCGTATATCTCGTTTTGTGTCTTAAACCCGAGTACCAACCCACCAGTAACCCCGTCAACACTCGGGAGAATCGCAACTGTCGCACTGAAGGGTGCCCACTCAACGACATGAAGAAGGCCACGAACAACACCCCTGATCTTTTGCGTTCCGGACAATATGTTTTCAACGAGATACACAGGAACGAAATGGATTCCCCCATCTACAGGGCTTGGACCAGTGAGTTTGTACCAAGAGTACGTGATACTCCCAGCTGACGCGCTATACCCATAAGCGCCAGACAGCTTGAACGCCTTGTTTGCGGTGCCGTCGCCGTACCCCGTGGCGGAGATGTCCATTTGTAACTCGTGAAGCCCGCCAGCCATCGAGGTAAGGGCCGTAGGTATCGCACCAAGGGTTTGCGAGTATGGCCTCGCCAAGTACCCATAAGTTGTCGAGTACCCTTGTACGGGCGTGCAGTGCCCAAGGGTCGTTTGATACCCTAGACTCGAAACAGAAGCCGCCCGTGGCGCACGAGAATGGAAAGCGTGTCCATCTCCGGCGAGAAACGATTGCACATCTCCCCAAGTGACTACATCATACTGTCCACCGTTCCATGCGGTTGCTATGTAAAGCGTCCTGTCGTCGGCGACAACATACCAGTTCCTTACTGTGGTATTTGCGGTAGAAGATTTTGGAACGTAGATCGTATCTATGGAATTGACCGGAGTGCTTACGTCAGTCCAATCTTCTGCTGCAAGGCAGGTTGCCGTCGTTGTGCCGGTATCGGTAACACGAACAGCGTGGTTTCCTGACGCATACGCAGATAGCGGGCGATAGACAACCGTGTTCGTACCTGTAAATGCCTTTTCCCACCCTGCGCCGGGGGTCTTGCATGTGATCGTCCCCGTGGCGGTTTGGTCGGAAATCCCGGATGTAGAGAAAGTAAACGTGTTTGCTGCTGCTGTGGCCACTCTCCACGTCCCGTTAAGCGAAGATGGCGTTGCTCCGGCGATCTCGATAATCTGGTACTGCAAGAATCCGTGCGCTGTGTAGGTAGCGGTTGCGACGTCGCTTGCGACAACAAGGCTCGTCAGGGTAACTTGATTGAACCCATCAACAAGGCACGCATTGAGAATGTCGGTAAGTTTTCCCGCTTCCCCCGTAAGGCTTGGAGCCGCAGCCATCGCAGTGGAATACCACTTGGTGTTGTGTGTTGGCATTGCCTGTCCTTACGGAACGGTGATGACGAACGATGAAACGAGGATCGGGCCAAGAATAACGACGTTGGTTGTATTCAGTTGGCACGTTCCGCCGAACCCGGTAGCCGTAACGTCAAGGTCGACAACCGCTGCGCCCGTTGAATCGGTACACCGCACCCAAGCTGCAGTCCCGGAGGCGTCCGCAGAAGAGTCCTGCGTGATTGGGTCCATCGTAAGCGTGTTTGCCGCGATAGTGCCGCACGGATCCGCAAACGTGAGCGTACCGAGTAGTGTCTGCGTGGTGATGGCGGTGGCTGGAGTCGCGGGCATTGGGGCGGTGTATATCTTGAAAAGACCGGATCCCGGTCCAGCGTCGATGGCGTTTTTTATCTGCGTCAGGATATTGTCCTTGACTCCGGAGGCGAATCTGATAATTGCCATGTGGCTTCCTTTACGTTTCCATGTGAAGTACTTTTTGGGGTTGCTGCGAGACTGCTGAATTAACTGTGAATTGAACAATGGCTGGTGTTAGCATAGACTACCGGGGCTTTTGCGGTCGTCCAGACATACATTGCGCTGACCGAGTTGGTCGCGGTCATTACTGTGGTTGCCTTCACTGATTGCGTAAGGACAAACACTTCGACCAGGTCGGATCTACTGCTGAGAATTAGCATGTTCTGTCTTTCTTCACGGATTCATGTCGTTCTTGGTCACGATGACGCTGTTCCCTTGGTGATAGACGCGAACGCCGTCCATCTCCGCAACCAGCCAGCAGGCTTCCTCGGCATTTTCGCTGCCGGCGCCCTTGACGGCGCGGCGCTTGAACATGCGCCCTTCGCCGATCAGCGAGACGGTGATGTTTCCATCCGTGCCGATCTGGTTCCCAAGATCGTCGCGGGTGATTTCGTGGACTATGCTCATTGCTGTTCCTTGTATCGCTTATTTCTAACGATGGCGCTGATTGCAAACTGGCTAACGCCGTAGCGTTCAGCGATCTTGTCTTGCGATAACCCGCTTGTGGCGTACAGCGCACGTATTTCCGCAGCCTGCTCTTGCGTCAGCTTCGACCGGCCATTCGACGAACCGGCGCCAGCCCCTTTTCTCCGCTGACGATCAACCATATCGCGCATGTTTTGCGCGTGGTTGCCGAGGTACAGATGCGCCGGATTGCAGCACAAAGTGTTGTCGCAGGTATGCAACACCATCATACCTTCCGGTATTTCACCATTGGTGAGATCAAAGGAGACCCGATGAGCGCGGGATGACCTTCCTTTCCAGCCGAGCATTCCATAAGGCTCCGGGTTTTTTGGCCCGCACCTTTTATAGCCTGTCCAATTCCAGCATTCATTTTCACCACGCCTTTCGACTCTATTCCAAAATGCCTCAATACGGTATTTGTTCCACCGCTCGACCATGTATTGCTTCACCATTTCGTCATCTCCTTGGTAGAAGATAACATTATACATCGTGGGCTATATTTCATCCCATCCAACCACCAACGTCTCGCTCGGGGTGATTCCGCCGGATGCGCTGGTGCCAACGGTAAGCATCATGACCAGATGATCGGCCTTTTCGCCGGTGCTGGTGTAGGGGCCAGCGCCGAGCGTGAGCGGCGAACCGCTGGTATATGTGAACGCATCGGTGTATCCAGCGGTGCCTGTAGCTTCGGCCGGCGTCGTGTAGCTTGCGACCGCCTTGGCATACAGCGCGACCCCTGTGCCGAGGCCGTTTGACCCGTCCATGTAGGCCTTGACGTTGGTAATCTCGGTGTAGGTCCCGCCGCTCACATTCATGCGCAGCCACTTCTCGAAAGAGTAGTCAGTGCCAGCGCCCGGCTTAACCATCGGGTTGCTGGTGTCGACAGTGCTGTTGTCGGCATTCTTGAAGCGGATTGTACCGCTCGTCTTGTCGGTCTGGGTGCCGCCGGCACCGTTTTTCTCGACGATCTGTACAGTTGCGGCCATTGCTTATCCTTTCAATTTCACGTTAAAACAGAATCAACTTTTTGGCTGCGACCCATCCGGCCGCAAGCGCGCTCGCGAGGCTGATAAACCACATGATGACTTTCCCCATGATGCGCGAACCGCGCCAGATCACTACCATGTCATCGATGGCATCCTTTACCTCTTCGCTTTTGGCGATGTGGTCATAGAGCTTCATGCCCATCGAGTCCATTTGAATGCGGATCATTTCAAGCTGCTTATCCTGGTGGCTCAGCCGGTAGAGGATCAGCAACAGCGGGTTTTTCTCGATGCCAGTCACCTGCGCGGCGGCTTCTGCTGCTTCGTCCATTTCCTTATCGAGGTGCCGCGGGTCGTGCACGAAACTCACGCCGGCACCTCCGGCTCGATGGCGCATTCCATGTTTTCGACGCATCCGTGAAGCAGTTGCAGCGCGCCGGAAAGTTCGTAGATCGGCCGGCGGATGAAGATGTCGCCAGGATCGCCGGCCTCGATGGCGACGGCCTGCGCCTCAACTTCTGCCTGCTCCGCGCGGTAAATCTCTGAAAGCTGGCCGTGCGCCGACTTGAGCATCGATGCCAGTTGCACCAGCGCGGCGCGGCGGTCTAGCGTCATCGTCTACCGCCTGTCCGCCAGCATGGTGGTTTTCTGCTGGCTACCGTAACTGGTACCGAGGAAAAAGCCGGTGACTGACCCAAGGACAAGGCTGATAATTGACGATACGACCATGGCCTTGATTTCCATTGTCCAGTCTGCGCCGAACAGAACGGCCGCGACGGTCATATAGACAAGCGGCAGAATTGCGAAGGCTACCCACAAGGCAGGCGATAGCCAGGGTTTTCCATGCGGCGTTGCGGCCTGATCAGCCTGCCTGGCGCCTGCAATGCCGCCCCCGCCTGCATCTCCCGCAAGCTCGTACCAATGAGCTGAAACGGCCTTGGCGTAAGTCGACGCCAGTTCCGGGTCGGCCTGCATGGCAGTGACGGCGCCCTCGGCGGTCGGCTGTTCCGTGACCGCCTTGGCAATCTCGACCGCGACTTCGGCAGCCTTGGCGTTTTTCTCGGTCTGCTCCCCGCTGCCAAAAATCCGAATGAGCGCGGGAGCAGCCTTGATCAGCGGCGGAAGAGCAGCAGCAACGAATGGAACCACGTCTTTTTCTCCTTCGGTTTTTGGAAAGGGTCGGGCACGACGGCAACCTCCCCTAAAACTTGTTTCGCTCGCTCGTAATGCGCGAGGCGGTCGGCCTGGCCGTTCAGTCCGCCATTGATCTTTCGGGTGATCGTTTCAAACTGACCGGCATCGGCGAAGGCATTCAGCCGGCGACTGTCCCAATACCATCCGGCGGAACGACAGGCGAGATCGGCACGCTCCAGCGCAGCCGGGTTGCTGACCAGCGAATCATCACAGCACAGCGCACGCGAACAGGCCAGGTAATTCGTGTAGCCGGTGATCTGGATCAGACCGCGCCCCTTGTAGTATTTGCCCGGCGTCGTGCCGGCTAGTTCAGACAGCGCAATCGCTTCCGGCGTCATGTTGCCGAGATCGGCACGGTTATCGTATGCCGCACCGCTGGCAATTTCCTGCACGTAGCGCAGGCTACCCGACTCGTGCGCCAACTGCGCCAGGAATGCCGCCTGCCGTGCCGGCGTGGTAATGGCAAATTCGTTCATCGTATCGTTCAGCGGCCCGATGAAATTGGCGATGCGTGCCGGCGTTGCCGATGGCATGATTTTGTGGAGTTGCTGCGCGGAAATCATTCAGGCGCCCCTTCCTGAATCACTGCGAAGACGAAAGATTCGACCAGAACGTCAGCATCCTTGACAATAACGCGCGTCCTGAATTGCATCTCAGGCGCGGGTTCTTCGTCGCGGTATCCTGCACTCCCGGAAAGCACGGCCAGCCCTTCCGAGTCATAAGCAACGAATGACGCCGGGACGCCATCGGCATCGGCGCGCGCGGGCGGAAACGGATTGGCTCTGACAGCGCCGCCGGCTGCTGCCGAAAAAGGCGGCTCGGCAAAAGCGCAGGAAGCAAGGCGCACGCCGTCCTCGTCGAGTACGTCAACGCGTCCGCCCGACATGAGGTCGGCTGCAACGTCGGCCAGGTTGTTGGCGGCCCAGGTCTCAATTCTCATCGTCTGGCTCCTCAATCTCGACTTCGCGGATTTCGACAGACCCATCGGCCAGGCGGCGCCCGACCTTCATGGTCGGCTTGCCAGGGCCGGGCATATGCACGGTGAGTTGCGGCGCGGGCTGTTCGCGCGACGCCAGGCTGGCCAGTGCGCTGCCGATACTGCGCTGGCCTTCAAGAAGCGCAGTTGCCATCAAGTCATCGCCTTCCGGCTCCGGTTCCGGCACAGGGTCCGGCTGCGGATCGGCGGCATTGACCGGAATGCCGCGGGCTTCCTTTTCGCGCAGCCAGTGGGCCTGCTGGTCGAGTACGTCAATCGGGTTCCCTCCCCGCTTGCGGATGATCTCCGGCCCCGAAACATAGGCGCGGTCTTCGAGCGCGGCCCAGGCATCGGCTTCCTTCTTCGGGTCGATCCACGGCATCTGCGGGGTGATGTAGATCGCGTCGCTGAGGCTGATGGCGATGACATCGGCTGGCACGCGGATAGCGCCGGACAGGACGGCCAGGGCAACGAACTTTTCCCAGACCGGGCGAACGATGCGTGAAGAGAATTCGTTGGACAGGGTGGCGTATGCGACGAAGCCCTCGACCAGTTCCTGACGCTGCGCGCTGTAGGTTCCGTCGTAGGTCTTGGCGATGCTGGAATAGGTCGGCCCGGTGCCACAGGCGATGGCCTTTATCTGCCCGCTGCGATAGGTTTCAAGATTCGGATTCGGCCGGTTGGTGTCGATCATGCCGATCTCTTCGCCAGGGCGGAGATCGTCAAAGATCATGCCAGGGCGCATTTTGAGTTGACGCTGCTCGGTATCTTCCGGCGCGTCGTATGCGTCCGGCGTACCCTTCTTGATAAAGGCTGCCATCGATGCGGCGACCTTCGCAGCGATGCGCTCGGACTCTTCGTAATCTTTCAGGTCGTCGAAGCGGTTGAGGACCGAGGCGAAAACGGACACGCCGCGCAACTGGCGGATGCGATGACGGGTAGCGAGGTGCAGCATACGGCCAGCGTCGATGCGCTTGGTCTGCCCGCCCCCTGAAGTCATGCCGAATCCGGTTTCGCCTGGCGCAACTTTGAGGACATGGAAGGCAACCGGGCGGCCCCAGGCGTTGATTTCAATCCCCTGCTCGATACGCGCGTTGCCGGTAGCGGCCGCAGAGAATTCCATCGGTACGTAATCCGGTTCCATCAATTCCAGACTTAGCGGTACGCGGGTGCCGTGGTCAAGCCACGGGCCGTTTCCTTCGACCGACTGCGCGAACACTTCGCCGTCACGAAACCATGTGCGCGCCAGCAGGCGCTGCGCGGCCGGCCAGTCGTGACACCAAGTCACTTCCGGCTTGCGGCCCCAGTCTTTCCAAAGGTCAAGTAGCTGGCGCGCGAATTCGTCATGAATGCTGCCATCGGCACGGCGCGGTTGCGGCTCGACGCCGATACCGTTGGCGCCAACGACGTTCGCTACCAGAGTATTCAGGACGCCAAGGGCGATGTCGTAATTCTGCTCCATGTGCCTGGCTTGCTGGCGCAACGTGCTGCCGGCACGCGACACGGCGGCATTGCCGCTGCCAGTCTCGCGGCGGTTCTTGCGCAGGCGGTCGGAGCGCCCTGCTTCGTAGTAGGCCAGGATGCGCCGCGCGTGTTCGCGCTTGAGCGCTGCTGACGGCGAGACATACTGGACAATGCGGTCGATCAGGTTTGCCATGTTCAATCGTCCGAAAAGTCGGCAAGCTGATAACGCGGATAGACGGCTGTGCTGGCGCTCGCGGCTGCCAGTGCGCCACTGATTGCGGCACGCGCGGCGGTCAATTCATCCATACTGCGGTATGTCACCATGCGGTCATTACTGCGCACCGTCAACTCGCCGGAGGCGATGGCACGGTCGACGGCGTCAAGGTCGGAGGAAGTAAAGGCCATGCGGACTCCTTTTCGGAGGATTCAGGGTAATTCGTGGGCCGTCTCATTTCTTGTAAAAGTGAGACATTGACTTAATCTTGTTTTCTTGATCCAGTTATCCGGTACAGCGTCGCCCTGCTGATTTCATGCTTGCGGCACACGTCGCGGTGATTGCGGCCAGTGAAGTCGCGCCGCACGGCTTCGTCACGTGATCCGCGGATTTCGCGCTTGGTGATGTACAGCCCCCCGAGTTCGCTACACATCCCCTTGGCCAGCGCATCCGCCATCGGCAGCGCGACGGTTTCCGGCAGGCCAAGCGATGAGCGGATGATGCGTATCAGGGTGTTTCGGAAATTCACGGCAGCGTCCTGGTCGATGGTGTCGGCGTGATTCATAGCGCCCATTCTTCGCTCCCGAAATGATGCGACGGCGCCCTGCTGATTGCCGGCATGTGCGGCAATGGCGGCACGTCTGATTTCCTGGCATTGCCAGCAGCGCGAGCGGCCAGGTCGATACCTGACAGGCGCAGCGCGGCCAGCGCATAGACGGCACAGTCCAGTGCCTCATTTCGCGGCCGGGTCTGAACCCACTCCGCATAGGGGCGGGTGCCGCGCATCTTTGTGACAAGTTTTTCAGCAGTCAATTGAGCAAAATACTCATCATCGAATGCCGGCGAATTCGGAAAATGAATGTAGCCATGGCCTGGCTTGATGATCTTCAGGCGGGAAAACAGCAACGCCTTGGCCTGATCGACGCCGATCAGATGCACGGCAATTCCTTTTTTGCGTTGCAGGCGCAGACGCTGGCGCCGGGCTTTTTCGTCTTCGACAATTGGAACGCCACGTCCCGGCCGACCCTTGACGGCCATTGCCCAACGGCGCTTTTCGACAAACGAATAAACCATGCTGGTATTGTAGCCGGAGTCAATGGCTACGGCTTCCGGCGCCCATTCTTCAATCTCGGCAGCGAACCGGCGCCAGGTATCCGGGTGGGCAGTGTCGCCTGGCACGATGATATGGTCCATCGCCCACCCTTCTTCGCCTGCGTCCCAGTCAAAGATCGTGCATTCGATACGGTCTTTCTGCACGTCAGCCCCTGCCGTCCGCGCTAGGCTATCATGCTTCTCTTCGTACTCTTCCAGCCGGGAAAGCAAGCCGACCGGCTCGATATGGTCGCCCTGCTCCTCCCAACATTCGCCCAGGTGGGTATTGATGAAGGTGCGCAGTGTGCCCGGAGATTTGACGGCGTGCTGCCATTCTTCGGCCAGAGCCTTCCAGGACGGGCCAAGACCAATGGGTGCCAGCAGGGCGGTCAGGTGATAGCCGCGTATCGGGCGCTCGGGGTGGGTGGCGATCCAGCGGCCGGCGGCTAGCATCGCCGGCTTGTGGTGTTCGTGGATCTCACCTGAGCAATGCGCGCAGACATACCATGCCGCGGTGACGGCGCCATCGGCGGCCGTCCATTTGACACCATGCTTCGCTTCCGGCCCGCCCCATTCGAGCGGCTGGTATTCTCCGCAGTGCGGGCACGGCACATGGTAGCGGCGCTGGTCTGATTTCAGCCACTCGCGCTCAATAAGACTTTCGTGCCGTACCGTGGGCGTCGAGATGAACATCCGCCGGGCGCGGGCGAATGCCTTGGTCCGGCCCTTGGCCAGCGTTACCACGTCGCCTTCCTCGCCGACTTCGGGCGGGAAGCGGTCGAGGTCGTCCATGATGAGGTAACGCACAGAGCGTTGCGCGTAGGAGTTCGGCGAGTTGCCGCCGGCCAAAAACAACACGCCACCAGGGAAGTCGATCATGTCCTGGCGGTTGGCCGCGTCGCGCGAGCGCTGGCCGCCGAGCAACGCGCGAATTGACGGCGTTTCCGTAAGCAGCGGGTTCAGCTTCTGCGCCTTCCATGCGTCGCGGCTTTCCAGCGTCGGCATGAGCACCATTACCGGCGCGGGGGCATGGTCGATGACGTAGCCGAGAAAATTTACCGTTGCCTCAGTGACGCCGACCTGTGACGACTTCATAACTACGATGTCCTGCACCCGCGAATTCGCGGACAGGCAATCCATGATTTCGCGCAGGAATGGCGTGCGCGAGGTCCGCCAGCGCCCGCGCTCGCCGGCCTGCTTGCCGGATAGTTCCCGATGTTCGTCTGCCCACGCCGAAACCGTCAAGGCGCGGCGCGGTGCGGCGGCTTGCCAGAAGGCGTCGAGGCAGTGGGCGAGTTTTTCGGTCATTATTCGGAGGTTACTACTGGTTCTTTTAAGATTTCTGCGCCATGCCTGGCAATAATTGAGTTAACGTTCTGCAGCGCATTGCGGCACGCTTCAGCCAGCACCTCGTGAATCTCTGCCATGTCAGTGATAGGCGCCACCAGCGGCGCGGTCTGGTCAGGCAACACGTCAAGGGCGGACCTCACTGCGGCGCCTATGAACCGCATGG